TATTGTATTCTCTAATGATATAAAGGTCTTACGAAAGGTAAGTACTTATACCTTAATAGGTTATAATAATCATAACTATGATGATATAATATTATCTAAAGTATTGAAAGGTGCAGGTAACTTGGAGTTATATGGCCAGAGTAAGACTATCATTAATGGAGGACAAGTAGATTGGAGATTAAAGAAACATGGTTTAAATACTATTGATTTAATGACAATGTTAGCTAGTAGTGGATTGAGAGTAGGGTTAAAACACCTACAAGTAACCACTAAGTGGTATAATGTAGAAGACTTTGAATGTGATTGGGATGCTGAACTTGAAGAAAAAGATTTTAACTCCTGTATTGACTATTGTATTAATGATGTACTTAGTACTAATCATGTAGTGTCTCTGAAGAGTAAAGACTTTGACTTAAGAGAGAAAGTACTTGATAGATATGGCTTAGACTGTAGAAGTAAAGATGGTGTTAAGTTAGGTATAGAGATATTATCTGATTTAACCGCTGAGAGTATGGGGATTCCATTAAGAGAGTTTAAGAAGAAAGATAATGAAGAGAAAGTAATTAAGATACTTGATGTATCTGACTTAATAGAACCTTTTATATCATTTGAAACACCTGAAATGAATGCTCTATTAGATTACTTAAAGACTGAGACTATTAATCCAGGTAAGGATAAAGGTGATAAGTACTTCTCTTATAGATTAATCTTTCGTGGTACTATATATGATATAGGAGCTGGAGGATTACATGCTTATAGTGAAGGAGAGATACTTAAACCCCGAGAATCTGAGTTATTATATCAATCTGATGTTGGATCATATTACCCAAGTCAAAAGATTAAGCTTGAATATGAACATAGATTAGATCCTCATTTCCATAATGCTTACACTATTACCTATGAAGGTAGAAATGAAGCCAAGAGAACTGGAGATAAGGTTGAAGATGCTACGTTTAAGTTAAGTAATAATGGAGTATATGGTAATTACAACAATCAATACTCTGCTTTCTATTCACCTGAGACTGCATTTAGAATATGTATTAACGGCCAGTTAATGTTATTAATGTTAGTTGAGTGGTTAGAATTAGCAGGATTCAATGTAGTAGGGGCCAATACTGATTGTGTAGAAGTATTTGTACCTAAGGAAAGGAAAGAAGAGTATATAGGAATTTGTGATAAGTGGGAAGAACTAACTAGTATGACGTTAGACCATGAAGCTTTCACTGCTATATATAGAATGTCTTGTAATCATTACATTGGGTTATATGCTGATGATGAAGGTATTCAGTTAATGAATGGAGATAAGCCTTACTTTAAAGAGAAAGGGTCGATGGTAGTTTATCCTGATATAATTAAAGGATTTGAACATCCAGTTGTTGGAATAGCTGTTCAAGCTTACTTCATTGAAGGTACACCTATTGAGAAGACTATTAAATCTCACATTAATACTGATATGTATGCTATATTAGATTATTGCATGACTACTAGATGTGGTAGAGATTATGTTATGATGTGGGGAGATGAGAAAGTACAGAAAACAAATAGATACTATGCTAGTAGAACAGGTAAGTATTTATTTAAGAAGAAAGGTGAGAAGTTATCTAATGTATTAGGTGATTCACCGGTAGTAATAGCTAATAAAGTAACAGCTAATAACATAGTAGATAAGACAGCTATCAATTATCCATTCTATATCAATAAGGCAAGAAAGATTATCTTACAGATAGAAGGAACAGGTCAACTAAAATTATTTTAATATGGAAAATATAGATTGGAGTAAACAACACTGTGGTGTACATCAAGCCACATTTGAACAAATGATTACATTGATGCCTGATTTAGAATGTATACAAGATACATTCCCTGAAGATGTAAGAGATTACACATGGGATGTTAAAGTTCATATGCTCATGCCTGACCAATATCCATGTATACCTAACTGGCATTTTGATAATGTCCCTAGGATTAACAACAAGCAGGATTTCGATGCAGTGAGTTTAGATAAACATATGTATTTGTGGTTATCCGGAACACCTTTAACTGAGTTTACTGATGGTCTTGTCAAGGCTAAAACGTGGGTTAAATTCACTCAAAAAGATAAACACAGAGGTACAATGAGTACTGACTTTCAGTGGAGAGGTTTTATAAGGGCTACACATAAAGAAATACTACCTCAGAATAAAGCAGGATTAGATCCACTTAGAAGACATAGTCAAGTTTACTTAGACTCTAATAACTTTAAATGGTAAGAGTAGATGTTTTTAAGGAAGGAACAGGTCAATTAAACTTATTTTAAGTATGAGAGTAGAGAAAGTAGATTCATTTAAGAAGAATAAGGAGAGTGTTAATAATTATATCATCGAGTCAAAATTACATAAGTTGATAATAAAAGAGTTAAGTGGTTTTCAGTCTAAAGAGATATTATCTTCTTATTTACCTGATTATACTTCTTCTCTTAGTGTCAAAGAAATAAGGAAAGTGCATGATATGATTAAAGAACACGGTATAACGTATATGTTAAATAACTTTAAATATCACAAAAATGAAACGTTAATTAAAATAATGAGACAATGAGAACATTACTAGGTATACCTCTCAGTAAGATTGATAAAGGTAAGTATATGATGCAACTAAGAGCTGTTATTACCTGGTTAAAAAGAGGAGGTAAGGGTACTATAGAGGCAGCTACAGGCTTTGGAAAAAGTATAATAGCTTGTTTAGCAATGAAGAAGATAGTGAAAGCGAAAGGGAAAGCTTCATTTATCATAGTAGTTCCAACTCGTCAACTTAAAGCTCAATGGGAGAGTATACTTACCGCATTTAGTTTAGCGGAGTATTCTGAAGTGTATGTAATTAATACAATAGCTCTTAAGAATGACAAGTATAACTGTGACTTATTGATACTGGATGAGGTTCACCTCTTCGCAGCTGATAAGTTTAAGTTAGTATTTGAAAGAGTTACCTATAAATGGGTAATGGGGTTAACTGCTACTATCAATAGAATGGATGGTAAGGAGACTTTATTGAAGAAGTATGCACCTGTTGTAATAACAGTTACTCAGAAGGAAGCAATAGAAAAAGGTTGGATTAATGATTTCTTAGAAATTAACTGTCCTGTATATTTAAAGAGAGAGGAGGTAGAAGAGTTAGAGAATGTGTCAAAACAAATAAGGTATTTCACTTCTAAATTCGGAGATTTTGGATTAATGCGAAATTGTATTAACTTTGAAAACGCTAAACACTTTAGTAGAACATATTATCCACAAGAAGATGTCAATGAAAAGGCTAAGTTGATTCAGCGAGATGCTGCTCAAGGTCAGAGATATATCTCAAAAAGACAAGAAATCTTGTATAAGTGTCATGCTAAGGTGAAAGCAACCGTCAATATAATAGACGAGTTTAAGTTAAAAACGATTACATTTTCACAAAGTACAGTATTCGCTGACGAAGTTAAGAATTTAGTAAGTAGGAAGAGTGTGGTGTATCATAGTAATATTAATTCAATAGATAGGCGAGTCGAGAAGACTAAACTATATGCTACACTTGCTGGAGCAGAGAAGTTTAAAGCTATCAAAGGAGGAGGTATTAGGAAGAAAGATGGTAAGTTTGAAGTTTATTGGAAGGAGATAAAGAGAATAGGTGTAGGTACTTTGAAGAAAGAGGCCTTATTGCATTTCTCTAGTAATAAATACAAGACTGATGTCATTTGCACTGCTAAAGCATTGGATCAAGGATTTGATGTACCAGATGTTCAATTAGGTATCGATGGTAGTAGGACTAGTAATCCTACTCAACATACTCAACGAACTGGTCGTATAGCTAGAAAATATACGTACAAAGATGGTACAGAGAAACAAGGTATATATGTTAATTTATATATACCTAATTCTAAAGATGAAGATTGGTTAAATGCTTGCCAGAAAAATTCAACAAGTATAGTGAAAGTAGATAATGTTACAGAGTGTGTAGCATTAATTAGATCTATCCTGAGTGATTAAACTTAAACATGTTGTAGCGTTTGTTCAATTATAAAAACAGACCACATGTTATTTACCGTAGAAGAAGATTTAGATTTATGTATTAGCTTAGATCTAACTTCAGCACAACTAATGTTTATTAAAATGTTAGTAAAAGACCCAACTCTTAATAAACCAGAGTGGAAAAAGAAGTCTTATGAGTTAACTTTAAAGTTTCAAAACCTTACTAAGAAGAAAGGACTTGACCCATTAGAATTAGCTGATTTGATAAGCAGAGGTATTATTGAAGACCATAATGAAATAGGTAAGAGCTTTTATGATTACTATGAACTAGATGGACAGTTCTTAGATATGTTCTCATTAAAAGTGTATCCTATGTGTAGTGAGTTATTTGATAATTATCCTACTGAATTTACCAATGATGGAAGAACATTCCTTGCTAGAACTAGTAGTGCTGAGGAAATAAGTGTAGAATACTTAAGAGCAATACGAAAAGATCCTGAAGAACATAAGAAAGTAATAGATGACCTTAAGTGGGCAGTTAAGAACAATCTTATTAAAGTAGGATTAAAGAAGTTTGTATTAGTTAGGTATTGGGAACAAATTAGGAAGTTGAGAAATACTCATAAAACAAGTTCAAATGCAAGAATCATTTAAACCATTAAAGAAAAAGAACTCAGCTATTGTAGCAGCTGAAAATAAAGAGTATGTAAGGAAAAGGAAAGACGGTGAAATCACATCAATGAAGACTAAGTTCACTAAATTAGACAAGTGTCTAATGGGTGGAGTAGAACTCAATACTATTACATGTATATCTGCACTTAGTGGTGCTGGTAAAAGTACTTTATCAAAGTGTTTCAGAGATAGTTTTGTAGACCTTAATAAGGATCAACACTTTAAGCAGTATATCTTCAATTTCGAGATGATCAGTCATCAACAGATTGCTAGAAGTATTGTAAGTGAAGCAGAAATAAGCATTAAAGAGCTTTATTCTGTAGATACCCCATTAAGTGAACAAACTTATGATGCATTAGATAGGTATTATACCGGTTTAGCTGAGAGGGATATTGACTTCATAGATGTAGCAGGGAGTGCTAAAATGATATGTAATTCATTATTGTATTATTGGAAGACTGAATGTAAAGCCGAGAATAAGACATTAGTATATGAACTCGATCACGTTAAACTTGTTAAGAACCGGGATGGTCAAAAGGAACGTGATATGATTGAAGAATTAATGGTAGGCTTAGTTGACGTAAAGAAGAAGATACAAGAAGCAGGAGGTAATTCATTAGGGATTGTACTATCTCAGATGAATAGAGACATAAGAGGTGTAGATAGAGTCAAGAATGCAGAAATGCATAGGCCAGATGCAAGTTGTTTATTTGGTGCGAGTGCTATTGAACAATGTTGTGATCACATCTTATTCTCTCATATGCCAGCAAAGTTAGGAATAACTGCATATACCACTGACAGATTACCTGTAAAGTACAAGATTGATGACACTGAATATATGCTACCTTATTTTGAATTAGTGAAACAAAGATCAGGTGAGTCAGACCTCACAATTCCAATGTGGAATAAACTTAAGTTCTTTGACTTTGACGAAATGGATAGTAGTATATTCCAACAATTAAGAGATGATTTCGATACGGATGATTCTCAAATACCAAAAGTAAATTTTAAACAACAAAAACTATTTTAAATGGCAGAATTAGTAGGCATAGTGGGACCAAGTGGTTCAGGTAAGACAAGATCTCTAATGGGATTGAATCATGAGGAAACTCTGATTATCTCAATAACAGGTAAGAAGATTCCTATGAAGGGATTCTCAAAGAAGTACACTCAATTAGCCTCAGATGGTTTAACTGGTAATTACTACCAGACTAAAGACCATGCAAAGATAATTAAGATGTTAAAACATGTTGATGTTAAGAGACCTGATATTAAGAACATTGTAATAGATGATTATAATTATCTAGGAGCATTTGAGTTCTTTAAAAGAGCAAGTGAGACTGGGTTTGGTAAGTTTAGTGAGATAGGTCAGCATATTGCTAATCCTCTTATTGAAGCATCTAATATGAGAGATAATCTTAAGATCTTCATATTAAACCATGATGAGACAATTACTGAAGATTTCAAACCTTTCCGTAAGATGAAAACTATTGGTGAGTAATTTGCCAATGTAAAACCTATCTAATTGCTGGAATATCCTTAGAGTCTGTTAAACTACAATAGTGGAGAAATCACACTATGAATGTTTGAAAATTAACAGAATTGGACAATCAGCAGCTAAGCTCCGCATAGGAGAAAGTTCAACGACTATCGAAAGCATAGTTAATACAGTGATGTATTAATGAAGAAGTAAGTAGAGTACCTGAAAACAGTAGGGGAAATGGTAGGAATCTATTTGAAGTTACGTATTGTTTTCATATCTTTATGATATGATAGTGATATATATACTTAAACACCCTAATACTAATGAAATTAGATATATAGGGAAGACTAAACAGAAACCAGAGACAAGATTACAGGGACATGTTAGAGATGCATTTAGACATACAACTAAAAATGGAAATTGGATTAAATCATTATTGAAAAATGATTTATACCCTGCAGTTGAGATATTAGATACATGTGAAGAAGATGATTGGATCATTACTGAGCAGTATTGGATAAGTCAATTTAAGACATGGGGGTTTAACTTAAATAATCTAACAGATGGAGGAGATGGTAATCAAAATCAAGTCTTTTCAAAAGAATCTCAATTAAAGAAATCAGAAACTCTTAAACGAATATATCGAGAAGGTAAGTTCGGAAATGAGTATACTAGAAGAAAGCAGTCAGAAGCAAGAATGGGATATGTTCCATCTGCTGAGACAAGAGAAAAGCTTAGACAATATAATCTAGGTAAGATTGCAACTGAAGAGTCTAAAGCTAAGAAACGTAAAATAGTTTTAGTTTATGATGGTGAAGATTTAATTGAAGAGTTTGAAAGTGTATTAGCAGCTTCTGAAAAGTATAATTGTAGAAAAAGTACAATAAGTAATGCTTGTTTAGGTAGACGTAAAACATTATATGGATTAGTGTTTAAGTACAAATAGATTAAGATATAGTCTAGTCCTCATGGAGACATGAGGTGACTAACGAAATTAGTCGATAATTCTCTTACAATGGAAGGATTATTTACAATAGTCTTATTCACTGAAATAAGAAGTGATAAAGATGGTAAGAGAAACTATGGATTCATTACTAACTCAGACGGTAGCACAAGTGCTAAGAGTCCTGAAGGAATGTTTGAAGACTTCATAGAAAATGATTTAGGTAAAGTAGCAGAAGCAATAGACGCATATTATGAATAAGACGACAATAAGAAAAGTAATGAATATAGTATATCTAATAGGATATGCATGCATGATAATAGGATGTATAATTACATTAATTCATCCTGAAAATCATTCCACTCTTAATATAAGAGCAGATCAAATTCTAATAATAGTTTTACTATTAACACAATCAATAAATATAATAATAACTAAAAAATAATAAGAATATGTTTAATTTCGATAATTTTGAGAACGTTACAAATAAAGTAATGGAGTCTAGTGATGTAAAAGTATATGCTAATAATAAGATTAGAATAGGTACTGATGCAAAGTCTAAATTAGGAATAGATTCATCTAAGAACGTACTTGTTCTAAAGAACAATGCAACAGGTGAGATAGTAATTGCAGCAGTAGATGCTGAAGGAGGTCAAGGTAGAAAGATTAATTCTGCAGGTGAGTTCTCTAATCAACTAATTGCATCTATATTAGGTGGAGTTAAAGCTGAATGGAACTTAGCTGAAACAGGAGTAGCTCATCCTGTAACAGGAGATACTTATTTCTTACTTGAGAAAGTAGAAGTAGAATCTACTACTGAAGTAGAAGAAGATGATGATCTACCTGAGATTAATATCATTCAGACAGTTGAGTCAGGTGAAGAATCTGATTTTGAGACTAGTTCTCAAGTAGAAGAATCTAATATCTATGAGACAGTAGAAAATGAATTAGATGATAGATATTACACTCTGTAATAGCTCAACCAGCTATGTAATAAGTAAATTAATAAGTAAATAAATAAAAAAGTAACATTATGTTTTCATTCGAAGAAGTAGAATCACAAAAATCATTTTCACCTATCAAACCAGGGTGTCCAGTAGCAGTAGTATTAGAAAAAGCAGAGGTATCTGAATCAGGAGATTTAGACATCTATTTCAAAGGTACTGATGTATCTAACTCAGGTAACTTTAAACCTCGTTTCTGGGCTAATAACCTAGATGTCAATGGTGATAATTATAATGAAGATGGTGCTAAGAATCTACAGAAACAAATTAAACAACTATTAGAAGCATTCTTAGATAATGATGCTATCTCTAAGATTAAAGGTAACTCAGTAGCTGAGTGGTTTAATAATATTGCAATTGCTTTAAATAGAGCAGATAAGAACATTACAACTGAAATGAAGATTATCTATAAGAAAGGAGATGATACTAATTGTGTTATCCCTAGATTTGGAGCATTCATTAGTACTTCATTCAGACCTTTAGGTTTAAGATTAAATGATAAAGTAGGTGCTGATGGTATCCCTTATGATAGAATCTTACCTATGTCAGAGTATGGTGTTGAGCCAGATGAAGATGATATTGAATTAACAATTGAAGATTCTACTGGAGAATCTAGTGATTTACCATTTTAATGTATCAATTTGATGCTGAAATAACTAAAGATTATATACTAAAATATATCTCTCAGGAAGAAATTCTTGAGAGGTATCTTGGTATATATGTTGAGTATGGTACTATGTATAAGTCTCCTTTCAGAGATGATAGGAATCCAACATGTAATTTCAAGCTATATCGAAATGGTAAAGTAATGTTTAAGGACTGGTCAGGTGATTTCTATGGAGATTGTTTTGATGCTGTTCAAAGAATGTTTGGATGTAGTTTTAATGATGCATTAAGTAAGATAGCATCTGACTTTAACTTAGGTGGTAATATTGATTTAGAACCGGCACCTATCTTAGAGCGAGTTGAAGAAATACCTAAAGTAATTAAGATTAAGTCAAAACAATATTCTGAATCAGATGCATCTTATTGGAAACAATATGGATTAACTGGCTCAACGATAGCTAAATACAATGTTAAATGTGTAGAATATGCATGGTTAGATGATGTTATAATATACTCTTATGATGAATCAGATCCTTGCTTTGCGTATAAGTTTGGAACTGAGTTTAAGCTATATTATCCATTAAGAGCTAATTACAGATTCTTAAATACTTACAAAGGATTACAAGGATATACACAGTTACCTAAGTTTGGAGATGTCTTAGTAATTACTAAGTCACTTAAAGATGTTATGTTACTACATCAATATGATATACCTGCAGTAGCTCCTAGTAGTGAATCAAGTATAATAAGTAAAGATGAATGGATTGAATTTAATTTAAGATTTGATAAGATCATAAGTCTATATGATTTTGATTTAACAGGTGTTAGATCGGCTAATAAGATGAAGAGATTATATGGAATTACTCCTATTATGTTTACAGATGGTAGATGGGGCACTGAAGATATGGGAGGTAAAGACCTCAGTGATATATCACTTAATATTGGATATGAAGAAGCAGAAGAATTAATAAATGAATTAATATGGTCGGTACAGACAATGAATTAAGTCAGTTAAAAGACTTACATGGAAACTCTCCTGATATAGGAACTACTATATTATTTGCTACCTATAACGCATTTTATACAGCTGTAGTTACCGGTTATAAAGATGGAGCTACTGTTAAAGTGAAAAATGGAGTGAATGATGGATGGAGACGTACTCTAGATTATAATGAGTTTAGAAATGCAATAATAATAAATAAGAACATAGAATGGCTATTCAAGAAGAAT